ATCTCACTTCACGAGGCAATGGAGGTTCTGGACAATAATGCGTACAAGCTAAGAGGTACTTCTTACGACTATACTGATGAGATCATAGAGATCAAGAAGCAGTACATTCAGGAACTTTTGGAATTGGTCGAAGAAAAGTACGGAAAGATCTTGGATAAGTGCGATTACGTTTTCCTGTCAGGTGGCGGTTCAGCATTCTTCAAGTCAGGAACGTTTAACGATATAAAGGTTCTGGTTCCTAAGTCTAACTTCGAGTATTACAATGCTATCGGACAGGCTATGTTCGGTCAGATCCAGGCCAAGAAAGGGAATGTAAAGCTATCCTAAAGGCATTTAACTTTAACATAAACATTTTGACAACGGTTTTAGATTGCTTTAAAATTTGAATATCTTTTGAAAAAGAGGACACATAATGTTTAACAGTAAATTTGTTGATTTTTTGAAAACCTTTAACAAGATTTCTAACGGTGTTATTCTTGAATATCCCGTAACAGTTGGAAAAACTGATTGTTCAGACGTGGGTTTCAAGTTTGATATTTCACAGTTTGACGATTCCGGATTTTCTGAAAAAATCGGTTTGATCGATCTTAGTTCTTTTTTGAATATCTTTAACCTGGTTGATGACCCTGAAATCGGATACAAGGACGGTGTTATCACCGCCAAGGGTGACGGGTGCAATGTTTCTTACATTACCAGTGCTATTGATATCATATCTCAGTTTGAGTTCAGCCCGAAGCAGTTTGAGGTAATGGATTCCAAGCCCAGCGTTGCAGAGTTCCCTCTTACAGCAAACGACATCAAGAAGCTGAAATCAGCCGCTAGTTCCTTCAAGGAGTTGAATGCTATCACTATCAAAGGCGATGAAAGTATCTCAATATCTTTAACTCAGGTCGGAAAGTTCTCCCAGAGTTCCAACAGCTTTGAGATCGTTAAGAGTGATTATAGTTCAGAGAAAAACTTCTCCAAGGATATCAGCATAGAGACCTTTGGAAAGATCCCTGTTATTGACTACACTGTAAAGGTCAAGTACAACGAAGCCAAGGACGCTTATCGTTTCCTGTTTGTTGCAGATAACATTCCTGGCTTTGAGTTGTTTGTCAGCACCAACGTTTACTAATTCCTAAGCCTTAAAAGGCTTCCCAGAACCGCAAAAAAGTTTCTTGGTTCTTTTTACGGTTCTTTAGACAAAAATCAAGTTTTGAATATTTGAAAAAAGGAAATTTTATGGAAAATTTTGATTTAAACTCTTTTGATTTTGATGCTATGTCCAAGGCTCTTGGTTCTAACCCTTTCGACTCAGACAAGAAGTCCTACAAAGATGAAAGGTTCTACACTCTTCCTAAGAACAAGGACGGTTCTGGTCAGGCTATCATTGCTCTTCTGCCTGATGCACATAAGCACTCTATCATTAAGCTGTTTAAGATTAACACTACTATCCAGCACGGTGGGAAGCGTTCTTTCTGCTCAGAATGGTCTCCGAAGTCTATCGGATTGCCTTGCCCGTTTAATGAGACTTACCTTAACCATTATGAGGAAGATCCGGATACAGCTAGAAAGTTCAAACCGCAGGAAAAGTGGGTTTGCAACATCAAGGTGATTTCTGACCCGTTAGAGCCTAAGAACAACGGAAAGATCTTTCTGTATGAGATGTCCAAGACAATGGCACAAATGATTGAGAATACTCTTAAGATCTCCGAAGCTGAAGTGGCAATGGGAATGCAGAGAAAGGAAATCTTCAATCCTCTTAAGGGTTGGATTCTTAATCTGAAGTGTTTCAAGAAACCCGAAAACGGCATTACTGATTATTCTGCCTCTAAGTTTGACCAGTTGCCTAATGGCGGTACTATTTACAGCCTTAAGGGTGGCCCTCTTACCGATGAGATCAAGAACCAGTGCATTGAAGAGATCAAGACTAAGTGCTACGATCTTGGAGAGTTCCAAAAGCCTGAAAGCTTCAAGTCCTATGCAGAACTTACCAAGCAGTTGGAAAACGTCTGTCAGGGTATTTTCGGGATTGGTTCCAGAAAGGGTTCAGCAACGGATACCGTTCAGGTGAACATCGAGACCCCACATAACACTCAGACTGAGGTTAAGCCTGCTGCCAGTGCAGCCTACAGTGCGGGTGCAAATACCGTTCAGGTTCAGACCCAGACCCAGAGCGTTCAGTCCGATGACCTTTCCGCATTGATCGCCGGGTTAGCATAAAATGTTAAGGCCTTTTTAGCCTTTTCAGAGAGTCCTGAGATCCTCCTCCAGGGGGATCTCAGGATTTTTTTATTTTGCAGTTTCTAAACTCATTTTTAAAAGGAGACTAAATATTATGAGATACACAAAGAGATGTAATAACATGATATTAGTTGATTTTTCAGGAATTTTATTCCAAAGCATATTTGCTTCAGTTTCAATAGCAAAACCCAAAGTTCAGGAATCAGGAAAATATAACATCAATGACTTTATCCCAGTTGCTAAAGGCATTATCCTGAGTACCCTGTTTGACCTCCAGACCCAACACAGCCCTACAAAGGGTGATTTGGTTATCTGCCTTGATGATAACACCAAGCAGAATTGGAGACGGTCTATCCTCCCAAGCTACAAGTCATCGAGAAAATCCGCACGAGATGAGTCAGAAATCCCGTTTGACGAAGTTTTCAGACACGTTGATGAGTTCCTTTTTCAGCTTAAGGAAAACACGCCTTGGAAAGTGATTTCAGTACCCTCCGCAGAGGCCGATGACGTTATCCTTTGTTTGGCTAAACAATACAGCTACAGGGAACCAGTTCTGATAGTTTCATCAGATAAGGATATGATCCAAGCACAGAAAAGAGAGAACGTTACTCAATACAGCCCGTTATTAAAGAAGTACCTGACCCCAGAGTCCAAGGGCGGCGATATGAAATTCTGGCTTGCAGAACACCTGCTCTTAGGGGACGCTGCCGATGAAATCCCCAAGGTTACAGATCATACACGTTTTTCAGAGACTTTTTATAAATACTTGAAAGATAATAGCTTTAACTATACCGAAGAGCAATACAATGACCTTTCAGAGAGTGAAAGATCCAAGATCGAAGAGAATTATACTGTTTTAGACAGGTATTCCAGAAAGGCTATTTGGAAAAATCCTAAATTCGGTCCAAAGGCCGTTCAAAAGCTAGTTGATGAAAACGGTGTTGAAGCGTTTGTAAATTCTAACCCTTTGTATAAAAAGAACTTTGAACGGAATAAAAAACTTATTCTTGATGACTTTATCCCAACTGAGATATGCAACCAATGTGTTGCTAACTACATTGCTCAGTCCAAGTCAGTTAAGACTAAGAATACTAATGCCTTTAAGGATTATCTGACTAAGAACGGGTTATCCCAGTTTGCTGAAACATTGCCCTTTAACTTTGTATCTGGGGTTATCAGCATTGATGATTTTCTGTAAATTATGAGGTAAAAAAATGAGATTTAGTGATAGTTTAGTAAAAACTTATAGCGATAAAGATAGGGTAAGATTCGTTCAGGAACTACTTCCAAGTTTTGCAAAAATTCTTTGGATTAAACTGGAAGGAGATTTAGCTTCTCTGGAAATTAGTTGTGGCGGTTGCAGACTTTCTATTGAGGTACATAAAAAGAATCCTGGTTGGTTTATAGATTTTAGACCAGTATGGGATAGTACAGATGGAAAGTGGAAATCTTATCATAGGGATCTTAAACTTCTTGACGAAATTGTAAGTTGTTTTGAAAAGAGTTCTGGTGAAATAATTGAAGCTTGCTTTGACTTACCTAATGTTTGGTAAACTCTAAAAGAATGAAACTTCGAGAACTACAAAAGTTTACACACCCTTTGCAGATAGTTAAGGTTTTATTCAGAGACCCCGGACACTCATTACAGACTTCAGTAGTGTTTGAGGGATTTTTCAAACGCTTGGAAGATAACATTATCCTAGACAGGAATGTAGCTGTTTGCAGAGCGTATTGCAGCGTTCTTTACATAGAGATATTCTAAGGATAAGTCCAAGTACAAAAAGACCTTTGCAAACAGAGTAAAGGTCTTAAATCGGTCTAAACCCTTAAGAAAAGGAAAACAATTTGAAAATCTTTATATCTCAAAAAATGGGGAATCTGACACTTGAAGAGATCCTGAAGAGACGTTCAGAGATTACAGAGTTTTTGGAAACCCAGTTTAAAGACTTTGAGATCATAAACAGTATCATAGAACCGACAGAGGAGCATAATTCCTTATGGTACTTGGGAAAGAGCATAGAATTACTTTCTGAAGCTGACTTGGCGGTGTTTGATACAGGTTGGTACAATTCCAGAGGGTGTTTGATCGAGTTCAAATGCTGTAATCTTTACGGGATTAAGATGCTTTTTATATAAGGCACATTGCTTTCAATATGGGGATTAGGTTCTAATCCCTATTTTTGATCCTTTCTCAAAATTCAGAGTTTCGGGATTTCGGTTTCGACTCTTTCC